CGGCTGGGCGCCGAGGAAGCCGACGTGGCGCAGGTAGTACACGCCCGGCACCGGGTTGTTGGCTGCGTCGGGGTGATAGAACGAGGCGGAAATTTTCTTGAAGCGGCCCTTGTCCACTAGCTCGGCGAATGCTGGGTCTACCTGCTGTGGTTCGGCGACCAGGCCAGTTGCGGTAGCGGTCAGCGACTTCACCCAGCCGGCGGCTGGGGCGTCGTGCTTCGGGTGCCCGATGACCATCGGGGCTTCGTGCAAGGCCGGGTCATACGCGCTCACAGTGGCGGCCAGATCGGACTCGCTAAAGTCAAAACTGACGCCGTTCATAGCGGTATGACTGCCGGGCTTGAAGATGTGCAGTGGTTTCATGGCTGTGCGCTGCGTGGAGGTGATGCGCACAGCCTGAGCCTATGGACGGCTCAGGACTTTTAATCGGGTTTAAAGAGTAAGGAACGGGCAGTTAGCCAGCCACCCTTCGTGGGGTGATAGGCTGGAGGCAATACCTCATGGGCTACAACAGTAAAGGGATCGACAGTGGACAAATTGATTGCCCCGCGTGGCGAAGGCAAAGGCCGGAAATCAAGACTGATCAAGATTGCTGAAGTTGTTGGGAAGGTAGGGCTAAGCGCGGTACCCATCCCGCCGCTGGTCTCAGAGGTGGCGAAATTAGGCCTAGAAAAAATATTTACCTATGTCCGTCAACGGGATGAACAACGAATTTTGGAGTTTTATCGGGCATTTCTTTACAGGAATGAAATGCCAGACGAACGCATCCTCGACGCGGAAATAGAGGAAAGCAATTTCCATGCGTTGCTAAACGCCTGCGTCTCCGATATCGAAGAAGAAAAAACAGTCCCCTACGCAAACCTCACTAGGTCAATTGCGTTGGGCCGGGTAGATCCAGAACTCCGCCGCAATTTCATTCTCACCCTGAGAGACCTTTCTTGGGAGGAGCTGGATCTACTAAGAAGAATTTACGTAGTGAGTAAACACGCAGTTATTCCCAAGAGAGGCAAAGACTTTGACGTGTCTCTGCTTCTTGACTACCACCCCAGTCAAATATCCGAAACTCTTGCAGTAGCGAACCTTAAAGCAAAGGGAATGGTGGAGAACGAAAAGATTTCCAGCGCCGGAAGCAGTTTTGTTACCGCCTGCTCAAACAATGACGATCTTGAACCAGGTGTTTACGACTACAAGGTTTGGTCAGGCTTCACATGCTTGATACTGAATTTAAATGGAAAGCGATTTAGCCCCAGTGATGGAGAAATGCTTGCTGCATCGTTGAGATCGGCCTGCATACACTCCCATTCAGTGTCGGCAGTGGGTGAGCTTAAAGGAGTGGGCGATAACGTGTTTTCTCGCGTGAGTACGAATTGCTGCGTAATGTTGATAGGCGAGGAATTTGAGGTCACACAGGCGAGCCTGTTGGTTATTTCAACAATCGCAAGTTCTAGGCCCGTTGTGCTGGTACTCAACAACCCGAAGGCTATCGATGAGGAACCGTTCACTCAATTACCCACCGTCAAACGCTATCTTTTGGACGGCGATGCATGGCTTGCGGAAGCCGTAAACTTGCTGATCGGGGAGTTAAACCAGCGGGGGCAAGCAAAAGAGATCGAGGAATAGCGCACGCTATAGTTCTGAAGCGATTTATAAAGCGTTTACAGCGCTTTGCCCCTCGTAGGATTAATGCATGGCAGCTTTAACCGCTTCAGAGCCCCTCTGAAGGCTTACAGCCGTGCGGCTTTCTGCAAGTGATGTAGAGCCAAATCTAGAATCGCTTCCTCTGCCTCGGGCTGAATCACTCCCTTGGCGTCCATCGGCAAGAACGGCCGGCTCGGGATATCTCCCCAAAGGTGCGGGAACTCCGATTTTTCCCCGCCGAAGTGCATCATCGCAGCATAGGGCTTGTTGCTGCCGACTAGCGCTGAGCTATCCGTTGCCGCGCTGGTGACCGATGCGGCCAACCCCGCCGAACTGATCTGCAGGATCTGGCCGGGCCAGTTGCCGCTTTTTTCCCGGCGGCCGGTGGTCACATCCGATAAGTCAGCCCAGTCGGGCCGGCCCTCATTTTCGAAGTTCTCCTCGGTCTGGCTCAGCAACTCGGCGGCGGCGCTGCGCATCAGCGGCGCAAGATCTCCGACCGCCCATTCGACTTTGCGTAAAGCGTCCTGCAGGCGTTGGTGTTCGATATCTACGGTGATCATGGCGCACCTCTTATGCTGCCGCTTCTTTGCGCTTCAACGCTTCGGCCAGTCCAGCGCCTGGCGCGTGGTTGAAGCCCGGATCTGTGCGGAAGGTAATGGCCCGGCCTTCGGCATCGGTGGTGCGCAAACCTGTAACCGTGGCCGTTCTGATTTCGCCGGTACGCTTGTCCGTGCCGGTCTCGACGGTTTCGGTGAATGACCGGCCGGCGCTCGAAACGACCGTCAGGCCTCGGCGTTTGACGGCCGCCTCGGTCAAAGCAACCACGCGGCAACGGCAGTTGAATCCGTTGGGCGGGAAGATCGCCGACCAAATCGGGTCATCGTGGCGGAACACTTGGCCGTGCAGCGCCCGGTGACTTGGCCGGGTCTTGCCGTCGAGGATGGCGACGTACATCCAGTACGGGTGCGTCTCGGCGGTTTGTTCGATCTCCGCCTTGCGGCCGGCCATGTAGGCGCTTTGCAGGTTGGTCTGATAGATCGTCTTGAGCCGGCGCGGGCTGCCCAGTTGCACCAGCTCGCCAACGCCTTCGCTGTCGACAATGACCTGTTGCCCCCACCAGCCCTGAGATTCCAGTGTCGGCTGCATGTTCGTGATGAACTGCTTGAGCGTTTGGCCGTCCTGCAGCGCGGTTTCCAACGCCGCCCGAATGTCGGACAGCAGATCGAGGCGCATAGCCTTGGCGACGGTGAAGGCTTGGTCGTGCGCCCGGTCGAGCATGTCCTGCCAGTTCCAGGTGATCGCGTAGCCCTTGAATTTGAGGTAAGCAATTGCCTTCGCGGGTTCAAGGCCAAAAATGGCTTTGAGGTCGGTCGGGCTGAGGCGCTTGTCCGAGGCGGCCATGTCAATCCTCCCGGTCGGCGCTGGCGCTCAGTCGGCCCCAGGTATCGGCGATGAACAACAGGTTTGTGAGCTGTTGCTGGAGGGTTTCCGCGTCCATCTGTGGGAACGCCTCGGCCAACAGGCCGAGCGCCTCCGAGTCATCGCGGGCGCGTTGCAGGGCTTCGATGAATGGGGCAACGGCCTGTTCGGCCTGTTGTTGCAGCGCTTCAGCGGGCAGACTGTCGATGGCCTGGTCGAGTGCAATTTGATCCAGCAGCGGCCGCAGGGGCGCTTCGGCGAACTCTGGTGAATCGATGGTGGCCGCCGCCGATGCGAGATCGCCGTCCTGCAGGTTGTAGGTGCGCTTCCAATACGCATCGGTGAACTTCACGCCGGAATCCGTCAGCGCCTTGTCGCGCTGGGCCAGCGTCTTGTCGATTTCTTCCTGTTCCCACAACTCGTACAGCGGCGCCGCCACGTCGGAGCCGAAGTTGAGGTCGACGACCAAACGAATGCACGCATTCAGTGAGGCGGCAACGATGCCGGCATCGCCGTCGCGAATGTCTTTGGTGACTTCGGCGCCGGCCGTAGCGCTGGCGCGGTTGCTGTCTTTTTCGGTGGTCTGGTTTTGCCCGAGCATGGCGACGTTTATTTCGCTCCGGCAGTACTCCAGCAGTTCGCGGTAGACCTCGGCGCTGCCGGCCTTGCCGGCGGCTTCAATGATTTGCACGCTGGAATCGTCGGGGATCGCGGCCACGGCGTCTTGCACCATGGCCTCAAGGCTATCGAGCAGCAAATCAGTTTCGCTGTCGGCGGCGCCGCGCGGGTGTTTGCCGATGACCCAAGGGCTGCCGTATTTCTCGGTGAATTGAACCCAAAACTTCAGGCCGCCTTTCATGAAGGTCGCCGGCCAAAAGCACATGCTCAGATCCGGGAAGCCGTAGGGGTTGGCGTAGGTCGCATCTTGCCGGGCAACAATGAAACGCTGCGGGTCGCAAAGTTCGCCGTCCTGGCCGGCTTCCTTGGAGCGGAAGCGCAGTTCATTGTCTTTGTCATAGAAGAACCATTCGGCCGGTTTGCCGAGCAGATCTTCCGGCACCAGATTCATGCCCACCGGTTTCCACATCAGTTCAACCGGTTGATATCCGAACAACGGCGCATCGAGCAGCTCGCGAATGATGCGGTCAAGGTCGAGATCGGTGAGCCAATCGCGAATAAAGCGTTCCACCTTTGTTGGCGCATCGGCACGCTTGAGGCCGCGCTCCAGTGACAGTACTGAAGCCTTGCGGCGCCGAACGTTGCCGCCAACCAATGCCGAGCTGCGCAGGTCGCGGTAGACCGTAATGTCTTTGCCCTGGGCCTTGAGGATCGGGTCAGGGTTGGGCAGATTGACGCCGCTGGAACCGCTGGCGCTGGAACGCCCACGGGTGGCGATATGTTGATCAAGCGTGGAGCTGCGCTTCGCGTCGGCAAAGCTTACGAATTCGGTGGGGCTGACCCACAGACCTTTCTTGTTCATGCGAACCCCTGAGTAATGCGTCTGCCCTGACGGGGGCGGCGTGATTTGACCGATACCGGGCCGGAGGTAACTTCCAGCGTGGCGAAGTTCGCCAGCGCGCCGGCCCCCGCGAAGTCGCCGTGGCGGTAGAGATCCGGGTCTTTGAGGTCTTGTGAACGGGCTTTAACAATCATCGGGATGCCATCCACCATTTCGATGGAGCGCACGTCCTGGTGCAGCGAATCATCAAGCGGCAATGTGATTGCGCCGTCCTCAAACAACTGCACGAACTTGGGCATCCACGCGCCGTACCAGGAGCGGCTGATCTTTACCTGCTGGATGCGGTTGCGGCCGAACTCATCGGCCGTTTCTTCGGCCAATGTTTCGCCGCTGCCGGTGGCGTCCAGCGCGGCGCCGACGAAACGTGGCAGCCCCCGCAGGATGTAGAACAGAACCTGCTTTTGCTGCCGGGTTGGCACCTTGTGCATTTCCACTACAAACGGCACATCGCGAAGCCGGGATTGATCGACAGACATCGGGCAGATGATGGAGAAGTCGCGGTGACGGGCGTAGTCCATGCCCAAAAAATGCCGCAGATCGGGGGCTAACGAGTGCTGCATCAGGGGCATCAGGTAGCGCTCAATCCAGTCATCGACGTAAGCCTCACGGCGGTAGACCGGCTGCAACGTAAAGTCATCGTCCAGCGCCAGGCGCAGAACTTCTCGGCCGGGGCGCATGGCCTCATCGATCCAAACGCCGGGGATGCACACGCCATTGCCATCGCGTGGGATGGCGTCCAGTTCTTCCCGCATCTGCGCCTTGCGTGGGCCGTAGGCGTTGCGAATCTTCTTGTACCAGGCTTCCTTTTCTTCGGCGGTGGCTTCTTTGCCGGCCATGAAGCACACGCGCTCAAACAGTCCGTTGGCCACCGCGTCGTCAAAAGTAGCCCGGTAGACTTCGGCGCTGTCGCCGTAGCGTTTGTCCCGGATGTCATTGACCATCTGGTTGAACGCGTTGCCCTTGCCGTTGTGCGTGCTGATGATGACGATGCGGCCGCCCCAGATCAGGAGCGCGGTGGCGGCATCGAGTACGGCGGAAACGTCGCGGTGGAATGCCGCCTCGTCGATGATGACTTTGCCCTGCAGGCCGCGAACGCCTGCCGGGTTACTGGACAGCGCAACGATCTTGAAACCGGAGGCGTAGCGGATGCGGTAAGCGTTGATCTGCCGGGTGTTGCCGGCTTCGTCCTGGTCATCGAACAGGAACTCTTCAATTTCACTGACGCCGGATGCTTGAGCCTCAGCCATCACCCGGCTGAACTTGGCGCAATAGCCGATGAACTCCAGGCCTTTCTCTTTCGTGTCGCCGATGTAGAAGCAGTCCATGCCGCCCGCAGACTTTTGCGAAGCTGCGGTAATCACGGAGTCCAGCGCCTCCGCGAAGGTGATGCCGGTGCGGCGGCCTTTTTCGCAAAGTTTGATCTGAGCTTGTATGCGCAACCAGTCCACCTGGTGCGCCATCAGAATCCCTTCGGCGATTGGGTTGTAGCCTTCCGGGATCTGGCGAACGCTTGGCGGAAGTTCGTCCCACTCGACGACACGCAGGGTGCTGGCCGAGGCTTTCATTGCTTCACGCCCAAGAATTTCTGGCGCCAGAACATCGCTTGATCTTCGGTCATGCCTTTGGCCTTCACGGCGTTATCCAGTTCGGCCGCTTGCTCGCGGAGCAAACGTTCTCGGGCGGCGCGCTCGATGGTCTGGCGCTCCTTCACGCTCATTGTCCGTGCCTCCATGGTGGCCTTGGCGGCGCGGGCAAGTGCGGACACTTCGGCAATGGTGACCTCGTCCTTTTCATGGGCGCCCATGGCGGCCTGATAGGTCAGCGTCGAAATGGCTTCGACCAGCAGCGCGCCGGTCTTGTCGGAAGAATCCTCGCCGAACGCGCCCACAAATGCCTCAGCCATTTCGCGCTGCTGGCGGGCCTTTTCGGTCAGTTCTTCGAAGCCCACTTTGAAGCGGCCCAAGGCGCTACGGCTCGGGGCTTTCTCGTTGGGAAAGCGCGCCCGGATATCGGCCAACATGTCGTCGAGCGTCATGCGGTCATCGCGCAACAGCTTCTGGATGTACGCCTTGACCATCGGCGGCAGGCGGTTGATAGAGGATTTGCCCGCCATGGTCAGGCCCCCGGCCGTTTGATGCCGGGAACGCGGGCGCGGCCGGCGGCGATGTCTTGCCCGCGCTCGGTGAGGGTCGCTACCAGCACAGGGCCGACGTCAGAAATGCTGATAGCGCCTTGCTCAGCCAACCATTGCAGTTCTGTTTTCACCTGGTCGCGGCTTGCGGTATGGCCGAAGTTATCAAGTGCAGTGTTCAGCACCGAACTGTTGGCGCGGTAGCCTGGCATCTCCACCAGCAGGCGCAGGATCACAAGCCGCATATCTTGGCGCAGAAAATCGGAATATTGAGTCATGTCTTCTCTCGCAGCAGGTAGTCATTAATCCGATCCAGCGAACGGGCTAAAGGGCCAAGCGCGTCCTTGACCCCCGATAGTTCGGCGCGCACGGCTTTCATATCGCCCAGCAGATCGGTCACGGCTGTCTGGTCAGGGAGATGCCGCACGTGCTCCTCCAGGGCGACAATGCGGGTACGCAACTCCAGCAGCTCTTGGGCGCTCGCCGCCTGGCGTTTGGTCAGCCATGTATAGAAGCCGAGTACCGTCAGGATCAGCCACTGCACGGTCTGGAAGCCGAAGTTCATTTCATTGAGGTTCATCGAAAGCCCCGTCGTGTTGTGTGTTTCAAAGCAGCGATACAGTCGGCGCAGTGTTCTGTGCCCGGTTCGTTCTGGCGCCGATCCTCGGGGATTGCATCGCCGCAGACCTCACAGCGGAAGGCGGATACGCCCGAACTAATGAAGACCCCGTTCTGGCGAGCCCGCCGTATAACCTCCTGGCCGTCGTCATCCGTAAGGTCGCCTACAGCCATAGGGCGTCAGTCCTTTTCTCGTAGATCGAGCAGCCCGTTAAGCTGGGCAATATTGGCGCTGGCCCACAAGCCGTAGTCTTGGGCGTGGGCGAGGATGTCGGCCGGAGTGACGCCGCTTTCCAATAGTTCGGCGTCAGAGTCGGGGGCGGGCCAGGCCGCTTTTTCAGCAGCGGAGGCAGCGGCGCCTGGTCTTGGGGCGGGCACGCCGAGGGCGGCGTTGAAGTCGCGCACCCAGCCAGCAGTAAACACGCAATGAGGAACAGGCTTAGCCGCAGCGCCGGGCGCCGGAATGTATTGGGTCGAGACATGGGGGATGCGCTCCTGGCGCTGACGTTTTTCTTCGGCGTATTGGTCGAAAGTTGCGTACAACAGCGCCTCGGCTTCGTTGGCGCGGGTGACCTGCTGAAGCAAAAGAACACGGCTTTCGTTTGCCGCCATCGCGGCCGTGTTTGATTGCTGGCTTTTGAGGTTCGCCAGGTCTGTATCCCCCAGCGATTTTGCGTATAGGTAGGCGAAGTTTCCTGCAACTACGCCGCCGGCCGCCGCGCTCATTAGGCACGCGAACACGACAGCGAGGATTCGCGCCGAACGCGGCCACCCAATCAGTTCAAGCGCGCCCATGGCGGTGCCTCTGACGGTTACGGGATTTACGGGCCAGACGCTTTGCGGCGGCGATGCCGGTCTTGCCTTGGCGGTAAAAGCGAACGACCTGCGGGCCGCACCACGTTCCGGCGGCGGTAAAAGGAGCGGCCCAAGAGTGGCCGCCAAACAGGCCGGCCAGCAGCGCGCTGAACACCCGGCCAAACAGGTTCAGTCTCATTTGAGCGCCTCCTGATCCGGGCCTTGTTTGATCAGGCGGGCAATGAACAGAATGAGGGCCAAGCTGCTGTTGAATGCCGCGTAGGCCTTGGGCGAAAGCTGCGCCTCCCACATCGGCAGCAGTTCGAGTTGAGCAAGGCCGAAGAACGCGATCAGCAGCCCGAGCTGGACGCTGTACAGCTTGTAGCAGCGGCGCCAATTGCTGATCAGCTTCACGCGGGCGCCTCCACGGTCTTGCTGTGAGTTGCGCCGCGCTCGATACCCGCGATCAACAAACCGTCGGCAATGAGGCTTTCGCCGTACCACAAGCCTCCGGGCAGTGGGCCGGCGCCATTCTCGTGACAGATGATGGCCGCTACCAGGATGCGCATAACGTCAAAATCGTAGACATCTACGCCTTCAAAGTTTGGCTCGAGACCCAACGCGCGGGCTACGGTCAGCACATAGGCTTCAGTGTTGTTTTCGGTTGGCGGGGCCCAGCGCTCGATGATCTCGCGCACGGAATCGATCCGGCTGCCGTCGGCGGCCGAGCGTTTGTCTTGGTAAGTGATCAGCACGCGGGCGATAGCGCGGATGCCCCAGCGCGGCCCCGTGAACTGAACGAAATTGGCGTCGGACTGCGTAGCAGCCATCCCTTGCCAGCGGACGCCGTTGGCGTGGCGGATGTTGCCGGGGTTGAAATTGCGGATACCGCGAGGGAGTTCGGGCCGCATGGGCGCCTCCTGTAACGGCGCCGCTGTTTCCGGGCGCCAGAAATACACAC